CAGGTAATTCCACACCGGCAATCGCACAACCAAAGATAATTAAGTCTTTGAGAATAAAATGATATAAGAAGGCAAACGCACAGCACCAACCCACAGCCGGGCGCCATCCGCCCTTAAACAATGAGCCCGACGCCGCTTCAGCTTTATTTACCTCTACCTGAGATAGCGCAAGCTCCTGAGCGTGTTTCTGCCCCATCGTGGCTATCTCGTGTGCCAATTTTGCTTTTTCGTCCTTATCTTCTATAAATTTATCAAGAAGACCGCTTACAGGACCTATGAGAGATTGTAACATAATTAATCCTTTGGTGGTATTGGCCTGCCGGGTGTGACTGTCCCGTCAGGATGATATATTGGTTTAGTATAACGTATGCTGCCCTTGCCCTTTTCGAGTTTAAGACGCTTTGCATCCTCTTCTATAATACGGGGCACGCCATAAATATTTCTTTCAAGCGACGCTAACTCTTTATCACCGGCACTGCTTTTCTTTTTCTGCCGGCCCCGGTCAACAAGTGTAGGTACACTACCTCTCGATATGGTCATTCTTTTTCTCTCCTCTTTTAGCTAATTGATTAAACCCGATAAAGCTTGCCAAAACGCCCATGTTCGATAATACCCAAATTTCAGCGATTCCAGAAAGGTGTGAAATTCTATCAACAGGAACCAAGGGCGTCATTAACACAACAATAAAGGCTGTTACTGTTAGGGCAGAGAACCACACAAGATGACGTTGTTGGTCCTCTTTCTTGTCTCTGTTTTCCAAAAGCACCATACGCTCTTTAATAGCCATCTCTCTATCGGTAACAACACCATCACCGTTGGTATCCGCCTTTTCCCATACAGAGCCTTTTTCTAACGTCTTTTGTGTCATTCTTCCTTTCTTTCCGCTACTTTCGGTCTACAGTAAGCAGAAAAAGTATTTCTTGTTTGTCTTTCATTGTAAAAGTTTATTTTCTCCGCATACCAGTTACACTTATCAATACTACCATATTCTATGGATTCATCGTAAATTTCACTACCTTCAAGAATAACTAACACAAACAGTAACACTTTCATTTTTTAAAACTATCATTTAACGAATCCAGAACGCTGTCAATATTTGGTTCTGTACCCCCGGGCTCATATTTACATCTGTATTCTATAGGACATTGGCCCTCAACAACAAGCGAATACGTATCGTTTGCCCCTTTATACAAACAAACTTCCTGACCATTCCGTGCTTTTTTTCTCTTATAACGCCTACACGTTATATACTTCGGATCCTCACGAATACCTAGCCGCTTCTCCTGATCCCAAGTCCAGTCGCTAAACTTTTTTAAAAAGCAGGTATAGCAGTTCTTAATATTTTCTGATTGTGCTAAATATATCACACCCTCATGCGCACACAGCCATTCAAACGTCTCCTGACCGCCTTGCTTACGCACACAATTAGCCAAACCATCCCCTGTCGAGTCCCATAAGGGAGTAGACGAAGAGGCCAAGAAGACCCATGCCAACAGCAAGCACAACGGTAAGTGCCACGATGCTGATAATCTTTTCTCTAAATATCTTTTTATCATATATTTCCTGCTGTCTACGCTTCCGTATCTGCCCTTCCATGCGTAATAACTCATCCCAAGCAGCCGTTCCATGCGTAAACTTAATAAACTGTTGTAACTCGTATCGCTGCTCTTCAAGCTTCTTTTTTGCTGCGAAAGCCTCGATTGCCTCTTGTTCTACCGTGCCCCCACCAAACACTTTACGAAACATAGTAGGGTTTTTAGCCGATTTATGGACAGCGTCCACATCACTTACCGCCCCCATCCATCGCGATAGATCCTGTGTCATAGATTCTAAATCACGCCCTGCCTGAAAGGCACGCTTAATACCTGAAAAAGCCGTGCTTGCGGTAGCTACAGCCGCAGAAATAGTGACTGGATCGAACATAGATTTTCCCGTAGTTTCATGGTTTACTGACCTTTACTTTTAATAAACTCCCTTTGCATCGCGGCATCTATACGTGCTGCTGTCTGTCGTTCCTGACTCGACAACCGCTGTTGGAACTGATCGGCACGTAATCTTTGATTCTGTGCATCAAGATTAAGCTTCGCCTGATCGTTCTGCGCATCGTTCTGCTCTGCCTGTGCTCTAAGCTGCAACTCCTTCTCTTTGAGCTGCACCAATGGATCTGGTCCCTGACCCGAGGCCTGTTGGGAAAGTTGCTTTAACTGCTGCATACCTTGCGCTACAAACTTAGCCTTAATCGCCTCCATCAACATCTCCTGTTGCTCTGGTGCCATCGGTCCCTGCTTACGCATCTCCATCATCGCCATCTCTTCCGCCTGTATCTGTACGTGCTCCATACAATGCTTTTGCAGAGCAATAGCCATAGCCGGCATATTCGCAATCATAGGAGAAGCCCCAAACACTAAATGCGCCATGATATGAGACTCATGGTCCTGCCCCTGAAACGCCTTCAACATTACCATATCCATCACATCTATGTTTTCTTGTGCAGGATCTTTTGGAGTAGGCTCCTCATCAGGCACACGCTTCATAATCCTATCGGTGTCCTTAACACCTAACGCATCATACATATCACGGTACACTTCATACATATTATGCAAGTCAGGTGCGGCTCCTGCTAACTGTAGCTTCGTTTGCGCTAACGCAATCCTTTGTGCCTGTGAAAAGACATTAGGGTCCGATACAGGAACAACATCCACTCTATCGTCAAAGTCGGTTGCTTTAACCGCGCTATCCTCACCCTCAACAGAATAGGGATATTCACCGGGTAAACTCTCGCTCATCACCCTTGACAGGATCTTAAACTCCAACCGCATCGCATAATGCAGTCTCTTATGCACCGCGCTCATTACCCGTGAGCCCTGTTCCAATAACGCTATAGTCGTACCAACAGCCGCCTGCTGATTGCCATCACCGACCTTCATATCCGTGATGGTGGCAAATCTACGTCCTGCATCAACAACAAACCCCAGTAACTGGAATAAGGTTCCGTCAGGACCTTTAAATGGCAGCGGCATCAGGCTGTCACGAATAGCCCCACCGGGAGCATCCACATCGCGGAACTCACCGGGCTGAAGCGGATCATCGTCGTCTCGGATCCGTAGTCCACGGGCCTTGAAACCCGCAGGAAGGTTGGACAACGTACCGGCGTCGATTAGCTGCCTCAGAGCCGCTGTGGCGGTTCGTGACAACCCGCCAATCGTGTGAATAAGTCCCAACCCATAAAAACCAAAACCGGGTAGAAACTTATAGTGCACAAAATATTGTATCTTGCGCTTCATATCATCATCTTCACGATAATTACGGCGTATGGACAATATCTGTCCGTTATCCTGACTAATTGTGACCACATACGGTACTTTTATACCTGTGGGCTCCCCATTTTCATCTGTTTCTTCATAGCCCTCAATGTCTAAATCGACATGACATTCCAACAAAGTACAGTCATAATCGATCTGATTTGGCGACATTCCGTCTATTTTATTGATTTCATCGGTTACAGAATCCCCTTCTGCCTGCCCCGGAAGCACCGGAATATCCAGATAAAACCCCGATATTTGCTTCTTTCGAAGCTCATTTAGCGATATTCGCAGCGTTTGCGTAATATTTGGGCACGTTTCGAGGTCTGAAGTCTCATAAGGTACCACCAAATGCTCTGCCGGTATGAATTTAGACACCGCTCTGCCCATATTTTCATCATAATACACTTTTTTAAACGTTGAACCGGCCAAAGGTAGGTAAAAAAGCATCTGATCGAGCTCTGGCGTATACTCTTCCATTACATTTGTGATGTAATAGTTCATAAACTGCCTTACACGCTGTGATTGCTGCTGTTTATCGCGTGTTTCGGCCCCAACTATCGTAGTTCTGACGGGACCTGAGGACGGAAGCAGCTCATTAAACGCCTGTGCCTGAAATTGTGTTGCCGCTTCAGCCAATAATGGGTGTGTGACACCCGAAGAACCCCGAAAAGGCTGTGTTCTCTCTTCATAATTAAACCCTAACAGCTCTAAACCATTAGCATAAGCGTCTTCCCACTCCTGACGACTGGCTTTATTGGCGTCATACTCGCCTAAAAGCTCACCTGCAATACGGCCAAGCTCTCTATCGGGCATTTCTTCGGCTAAATTAGAATAAAAATCATCACTCATGCCCCTTTGGTCGGTCGGCTCAAAGTCTATAGTCACACCACCATCGTCTTCAGCAGTGATCTCTATGTCCATGTTCTCCGCTTCAACATCCATATCCACCATCGCCATCGGCTCCATGGTACCGGGCATTTCTATCTCAACATCAGCGGCCAGCTCTTCCGGCGTAGTGTCTGTCGGTATTCCTTTTTCTATAGCCATACGTGACTCCTTTTTCCTAACCTACCATAAACGGCTGGTAAGCGCCAATACCTTTTGGACCCTTAAACATATCGCGTGCTATGTCCGATAATCCTGCTACTCCTCCGTCTTTCATCGGTTGACCACTGACAGCAGAGGAAACTAAAGACTCTTTATTAGGGCGGTCTATCAACAATATGTGACTGACGGAACCAACATCCTCATAATCATTGTAATAAGGTATCGAGGTGAACCCCTCATCGGCTAATTTTTTTCTAAACTTTTTTACAGCTTCGCGACCAAGATCCGATATATCTCCACTAATCGAAGATACTTTTTTAATGGAAGCTGGGTCAATATCTTTAGGTATATCAGTACTTATTGCAACTTGACTAGGGGTGAGTTCATAATCAAAAAATTGTTTACCTTTTTTTGCTTTAATAACCGCAGGATCTTTTTCCACAACATTATCTATAATCCATTCATGAAGATCGTACTCTGACCAAACTCCATCACCTTGAGGATCTCGTGGATTTTCAAACGGTCTACTCAAATCTGCTTTTAAGGGAAAGGTAGCTCCCTGAGAGGAAACAGTAGCTCCCGTGTCTTGTATGTTTTCAAATCGTTCTTTAGCCGCCTGTTTTGTTCCTACGTGCAACCCTAAGTTATCTAAATAACTCGTAGAATATTCTTTCACACGTTCATCAACAACATCCATATCAAACTTTTCAAAATCTATAGGTTGCGCAGTATTTGTTCCGGGCGCTTTTACTGGAGAATGATAGTGGTACACTTTATCAAACTTAAATTGGGGATAGCTTTCACTATAAGATTTTATTAAATCGTAGTCAGAATCAAACTCACCCTTGGCTTCTTTAATTTTCTTAACCACCGCTTTCTGTGTTAATCCGGGAGCTTTCTCTTTAATTACCTCATAGCCTAAATCACCTGCGGCTGCGTCTATAACATCTCGGTAGGTTTTACCCCCAGTCACAAATACTTTGTCATAGTCCCCTGCAATAGTCTCTCTAATCGTTTTCATTTGTTCTGGGTCATTAATAAACTTATCGCGTATCTCTGGAGTCATTAGCTGATCGTATTTCTCTATTGGAGTATCTGAGCGTATAAGTCCGTGTTTCGCGGACAGTATAGCTATGTCCACGTTTGGCGGTATGCCCTCTGCTTTCATTTTAGTAAATAACATACCCGTATATCTATCTAATGCTTTCATGTTACCAACATCTGGGCATTTGTTTTCACTACAAGACACAATCAATAACTGACGACCCTGCTTAGCTTCTGAAGGAAACAAACTTGCTCCTCGTCCACTTTGAGGAAGCATTTTCGGAATAATGTCGGAGGGTAAATCAATATCTAACGTACCCGCGCTAGGCTTTGACGATCTTTTGGCCTCTATCGACTGCATCATCCTCTCTAAACCAAGATCTCGAACCTGCTTTCTTAACCCCCGAGCGTCTATCGCGTCGTCCAAAGCTTTGGAAACATCTTCCTTTCTCAACGGAT